CTGAAACAGTTTTAAGAGTTGATAATTGGGATAGTCAAGGATTAGTTACAGTTCTTGGCGATGGTCGGGTTGGTATTAAAACTGCCTCTAGTGGTGGCACTGCTCACGCAGATGCTGATGAATTATTAATTGAGGGTAGTGGTCATTCAGGTTTAACAATTTTATCAGGAACAAGCAGTAGTTCTAATATATTTTTTGGAGATTCGGGTGGTAATCAAAGAGGCATAGTAAGATATTCACACGCAAACGATAGATTAGATTATTACGCAGGTGGAGCTTATGCAATGTCTATGACTTCTACAGGGCAATTAGGTATCGGAATTGATTCACCTAGTAGTGCAAAACTTCATATTTATGAGGGAAGTTCTAGTGTTTCTTTAAAAGTAGAAAGAGGTGATGGCTCTCTTGGGTTAATTTCAGCTGGTAGTTCTACAACATTTTTTGGAACTGGAGATTCTACAGATGTTGAGATAGGAGTTAATTCATCAGTTAATATGAAAATAGATTCCAACTCTCTCATTAGTCTTAGTAATAATGATACTGGTACTTCAAATACAATATTTGGAAAAAGTGCGGGAGACTCCGATGGAGCTGGAGACCAAAATGTTTATATTGGCGAATTGGCTGGTGGGTCTGGAACTCAAACAGATGATTCTGATAATAATGTTGGAGTTGGATTTCGTGCATTATATAAAGTAACTGAAGGGGCTTCAAATGTAGCACTCGGAAAAGATGCTCTTTATGAAACGACAACAGCAGATAATAATATTGGAATAGGTAATAGTGCGGGTAACTCATACGCTACGGTTGGTGATAATATAGCAATCGGAAATGCTAGTTTAAATTTAATTAGTGGGGGTACTGGAAAAAATGTAGCTATTGGTACGGAGGCAATGAAATCATCAGGCACAGCTAGTGGTAACGATGCCTCTGAAAATGTAGGAATTGGTTATCAAGCCTTAACTGCAATTACAGATGGCGATAGTAATGTCGCAATCGGTTCAGGAGCAGGAGATGCAATTACGTCAGATACAAGAGTTGTTGCTATTGGTAAAGGTGCATATTCAGCAAATGATGATACTTCTGGTCACGATACTACAGCAGGTAATGGTAGTGGAAATATAGCAATCGGATACAATTCAATGACTGCTCTTTCTGGTAGTGCGGCTCTTAAAAATACTGCCGTAGGTTATGAAACAATGGCTGATGCATCTGCTGTAAGTATAGCAGATAATACTGCCATAGGTTTTCAAGCATTAAAAAGCGTTAGTCATAATGACGGAGATAATAATACTGCAATAGGTTCAAAAGCCTTAGTGTCTATTACTGAAGGTAGTTCTAATGTTGCTGTTGGTGCATTTGCTTTAGACGCTGAAAATACAGGAGATGAGAATGTTGCTATTGGTACTAATGCTTTAGGACAAGCTACTGGTGGTGTAAGTCAATGTACAGCAGTAGGGCATCAAGCATTACAACACCAATTAGTAACTAGCGGAGATAATCCAAATGGAGCAACTGCTATAGGTTATGAATCAGGACAAAATGTTAGAACTGCTATTGGATTTACTGGATTAGGATGGAGGAGTGGATATAATAATAATGGTGCTGATTCGTCAACTTTTATTGGCTATGGTGCTGGTTATTCAGGCAATTTTAATCATAATAATACTTATGTAGGATTTAAGGCGGGTTATGGTTCAAGTGCAGGTGGAGAAAGCAATGTTGGTGTAGGGGCAAACGCTTTATTAGTTGTAAATGGTGCAGCTGCTAATGTTGCTACGGGACATAATGCTTTAAAGGCTCTTAGTAGTGGAGATAATAATGTTGCAGTTGGTGCAGACGCAGCAGATGCGATTAATACTGGTTCAAATAATGTTGTTGTTGGTAGAAGTGCATTAAGTACAGCAACGACTGCCTTAAATAATGTGTTCATTGGAAGAAGTGCGGGTGAAGACATTCCAGCAAGTCAAGCATTAGATGGTGCTGTAGCTATAGGATGGGAAGCATTTAAAGGTAGTGGTTCTACTACTACAGATGCAGATGGAACAGTAGCAATCGGTAAAGAAGCATTAAAAAGTGTTACCATTGGAGGTGCTAATGTTGCTATTGGATACCAAGCTGGAAATTTACTAACTAGCGGTGCTAATAATATTATTATTGGATATGGTGCAGATGTAGATGCTAATGACAGGGATGGATGTATTGTAATTGGAAAAGAATTAAGTTTAAATACAGCAAGTGATAATGTAGTAGAAATTGGTAATAACACCAATTCAATGACTTATGATTTAGATGGTGGCGACATAACTGTCACATCTGATGTAAGAACTAAGAAAAATATTCAAGATACAAAACTGGGATTAGAATTTATTAATAAACTCAGACCTATTACATATGAAACAAAGCCATCTTCTGAATACCCAAAAGAATTTGGAATTAAAGAACCATCTAATAAATCAAGTAATAAAACTTGGGATGGATTAATTGCTCAAGAAGTGAAAGCAGTAATGGATGATATGGGTGTTGAATTTAGTGGATGGGAAGAAGGCATCAATACAAAACAGAGATTAGCTTATGGTAAATTTGTAATGCCATTAATTAAAGCAGTTCAAGAGTTATCTGCAAGGGTAAAAGAATTAGAATCAAAGTAGATTTTAACTAACAAACAAAGGAGCTAAATAATGGCTAAAAAAGAAAAAGAACAAAAGCCTGTTTTAACTTTCGATGACAAAGAGTACGTAATCGAGGATATGACAGATGAACAAAAAGCAATTCTCAACCACATTAATGACTTACAGAATAAGATGAACTCTATGCAGTTTAACTTAGACCAGTTAAGTGTTGGTAAGGATGCGTTCATAGCTAAACTTCGAGAAGCTCTTGAAGAAAAACCTGAAGAAGAGGAAGCAGCAGCTTAGTTATGATTATAAGGAAGAGTAGTCAAGGTCATCGAATTAGGTTGCATAAAAACACCACTCCCGGTGCTACCCGTACAAAAACATACCCAGATGGAACTGTCGAAACCTTGACTTACCCTTCTCGCTACGATTACTTTGTAGAAGTAGATGGTGAAGTTGTAAAACGCTCTGATAGTTGGGATACAATAGAAGAGCATTACGTTGATGAATGTGCTAAGTTATATGATAATGGACACGGAAGATTACTAATAGGTAAGCATCAAGTGATAGGTGGTATTGCTACGTTACAATCTGAATATCCTGATGAATCAAATACGAAAGCAGAAATAAAAGCGTGGTATGATTTACGAAGTATTAGTTATGATGATAGCGAAACAAAAGCAGAATTATTATCTAGGATTGTAGAAAACTTTAACGCAAAACACATAAAGAAATAATATGAAAAACCCTTTAGCAACATTTTACGGATGGCAAGTTAGTTCAGGTGCATTAGATGGATGGACATCTTATCACATAGCAGCTGGTTTATTTATAGCGAAAGTAGCACAATGGTTAGGTGCATCAGATTTGTGGGCAGTACTATGGGTACTTATTATAGGTATTGCGTGGGAAATATTTGAAGTTTACGTAGAGGGTACAGAAGAAACGTATGGAACTAAAAAACGTTGGGCTATTAATACTGCATCAGATGTATTTGTAGAAGTAGGAGCTGCTTGGTGGATGGTAATTTGAAACCTAATGAAAAAAAATTATTATTTTGGTGGTTAGTTATGTTATTAATGATATTAGGAGTCATTACTACAATTACTGGTTGTGATGGCGGTTGGTCTGTTGGTGGCTTAGATATACCTGAGAAGTTGTGAGTGAAACAAGTAAACCTAAGACGGCAAGAAGTTATAGAGCTACGGTTGTGGGAGATAATACTGTTGTCAGTATTAATCTTAAATGGGCTGGGCAGGTTCTTGTCCTTGTCGCTGGACTTGTTTATTCGTACTTACAAATTGAAAACAGAATTAGAGAACTTGAACGTAGAGTGGAACTTGCTGATACCGAAATTGAAGAACTTGTCAGCAAACATATAGAAGAAGAAGAAGTAAAAATAACACAAATGCAACAACAATTAGAATGGTACGAAAAAGAATTAAATTTAAATCCTCTAAGCTGGGGGAAAAAAAGAAAGAAAAAAAGATAAATCAAATTCAATGGTGGATTGAAGATATAAATGTTGAATTAGATGATATTGAACATACATATTTTATTAACAGAGAACTGCGGAGAGTTAAATAATGCCAATGCCTTTTCATTGCATAGAATGTGATAAACCAATAAAACAAGCACTAAATGGAGTATGCGATGATTGCAAAGCATTTGATGTTGTTGCTCCACAAAAAAATGAAGAAGAAGAATAATGGATTTCTTAGCGATTTACAGCGAAGCGGGTATGATAGGTGTCGTAGGAGCTTTATTAGTTTATATGGTCTTCTCTATGAACAAAAGAGGGAGTCAACAAGCACAAGCAATAGAGGAACTAAAGATAGAAAATAAAGGCCAGAGTGAAACACTTGAAAATATGGA